CATTCAAGAGTCGCAGAAGAAGCCAACGAACCCGACGAAGCAGCCGACCACGACACCGACTTACGAGTCGTCTCAGTCGCAGCATTGCTGGTTCCCGCCTCGCCTGGGTCGCCAGTGTGCAACTTGACGTAGGTGGTGGTGACAGCAAACGACTGGTTCCTCAGAGTGTCAAGTAGTGCGTTTTCGGCGTAGTTGGAAATTGACATCGCTAAGAGTGTAGCAAATAGAAAAGCCCCCCGCCGAAGCAGGGGGCTGTTCTCAACCAGACTGGGTCTAGTTAGTTCGTGCCGATGCTCGAAGACGATTCGATGCGACGGAGCGAAGCCTCGCGGAAGCGACCGTAGCCACCCAGCCAGTACCAGCCCAAAGGCTGCAAGCGCATGAGGTAGTCGGTGACGTTGCCGCGGACAATCTTCGGCACTGCGCCGTTTCCGTCCTGAACCGAGAACGCCTTGGCGAGAGCCTGACGTCCCATGATGTGCGTGCAGTACACGTCCACCGTTCCCGTTGAACCCGAGCCGTCCGAGGCGTTCGTGAACACCTTGGCGCGTGGCGTCTCAATGAAGCGAACCGACTCAAACTTGCCGATTTCGCCGTTGTAGATGCCCTCTGGGTTGACGTAGTTCGCTGGCGTGCGCCATGCGGCTGCGTCGGTTGCCGAACGGAAGTCGTACGACACGTCTGGGTGGATGAAGCCCATGTACGAGCCGTTGAACGTGGCGACGTTCGCGGCACGCAACTGTGCGACAACCTTGCGGACGTCGTCAGCGGCGATGATGTCCTCTGCGGCGACCGTGGTGCGGCTGGACGGGGTGCTTGCGCCACCCGTTGCGTACACGACGTTGGTGCCACCTGCGAGAACTTCGCGGACGACCTGGTCCATCGAGTCGCCAGCGTTGTAGCCGATGATGTTGGCTGCTGCCGAGTCAACGTCGAGGAACGCGGTGCCACGCAACTTTGCGGTGGTGACGACTGCGTTGCCGTACTCGTTGAGGGTGACGGTCACCTGGCTGTCGGACAGCGCGGTCGGGGTGACGTCGGTGACCTCGTTGAGGGTCGACGTCGCGGCTGCGATGTCAGCGAAGATGGTGAATGTGACGCCCGAGCCAGGCATTGCCTGCTGGGTTGGCTGAACGTCTGCTGCCTGGTCGAACAGGAGTTCCGAACGCAACGCGAAGTACGCGAGGCGGTCAAATGCAACCTGGTCAACAGAGAGGGACGAGGTTGTGGTTTCGCCTGCCATGTTGATTGTTTCCTTTGTTAGTTGTTACGGATTTTGAAGTGCTGCTCGTGCCTCGTCAAGAATCTGCTCAACTTCCCGTGGCGATGTTGCTTCCTGCAACCTTCTCGCCCAATCAACTGGCGGCTGGGCGGTTTGTGAACCCGCCGCAATTTTTGCGGTACGGTTCCACGCTTTCGCCTCATCCGTCTGGTCGGGTGATGGTGGTGTAGAAATCAACTGCGCCTCGGCAGCGGCTTCCCTGATGGCTTCTGGGGTGAGGTCGCCGTCGTAGCCTTTGAGAAAGTACTTGAACTTCGGGTCGGCTGGGTCGATGCCCGCCTTGACGAAGGTCAGTTCTCTCTTTGCGGCTTCGGCTTCCTTTTCCAGTTGCTTCATCCTTGCCCGAACTGGGTTACGGGTTTCGGTTTCTTCCATCTGGTCTTCGCTGTCGTAGTTGTCAAACTGTGACATTATGGCACTCTCCTTTTACCCACACCACGCTGGAGGGTCGTGGCGGCTGTTTGTTGATTAGTACACCCCATATGCGCCGTGCGAGTCGGGGGGCGCCCGCACAGGTTCCTACTCGAAAGTATCGTTACTTACTGTACACAGAATCAACTGTGTAGTCAATGATTACTGTCCGAGGGTGTTGAGTGCTGCTGCTCCACCTGATTCGAACGCTGCTCGTCGGCGGCGTCGGGTGGTTGCTACTCGTTGTGCTGCTGGACCTGAGGTGCCGAGTACGCCCTCAATGAGTTCTTGCTGGGTGAGGGTTTCTTCGCCTGGGAGGGTTCCGAGGAGTTCTTGTGATTCGCGGACGACACCGAATCCTTGGCGGGCTGCTGCTTCGCTGATGCCACCCATGACGAGTGATTCGGCTTGTCCTGCCGTAAGACCGATGCCTGCCTGTTGGCGGGCTTGGGCTGCTACTTCTGCGGCTCGGGCGGACCTGACGACTACGTCGCGGGCGCGGGTTGGGTCGATGAAGTATGCGGCGAGGGTGCTGTCGTCTAGCCCATACATGGTTTTGAGTTCGTTGACGACGGCTGGGTCTGCTTCACGGACTGCTTGGTAGCCCTGTTGGACGCGATACTGGATTTCGTCTGGGGAGATGTCATTCGTGATGAATCGTTGGAAGTCGGTGTAATCGTTGTAGAAACCGTCTGGCATACCAGCAGCACGGAGCGTGTTGCGGTATGAGGATTCCAACTGGAGGTATTGGCTGACGGAGTAGGCGGGTTTGCCTGCGGCGCGTCGTGCTTCGTTTGCGGAGAAGCGGCGTTGGAAGGCTGGGGTTTCTCGGAGTTGTACACCGATTTCGTCGACGGTTGAGGAGCCTGTGATGATGCGGTTCGCGAGGGCGTCTTTGATGGAGGTAACGAGTTCAGGGTCATCCAAACCGTAATACTTGAGGGTGTTGGTGAGGATGGTGGTGGCGGTTTCTGCGTCGGACATGACACGAGGACCTGTGACGTTTGAACCTCCGCCTCCGCCGAGTGGGTCCTTGCCGTAATCAGGGTCGCCAGGTGCGCGCCCCCACTTGTCAAGTACTGGCGGGGCTGGTGTGCCAGAAGCAAGCAGGCTGTTACGGAATCCGTAGGTGGCGTCAAAGGCTTCCTGACCGCGGATGGCTTGTGCCCGTGCGCCAGCGTCCTCGGTGATTTCAGCAAACGGTGAAGTCATTGACATTAGAGAATCCTTCCAAATGCCTGAGCAATGTTAGTTGCAAGGGAACGTGCCTCATCCTTGGCGTTCTCAGTCTTTTCCCAACCGTAACGGGAGTCGGTTCGAAGCAGACGCTCCCATTCACCTGTCGTCATGGTGCGCTTCTGACCGTTCTCTCCACCGTATGCAAGGGCTACCTCATATTGGGCTTGGGACATGTCAATCGTGTTCGGGTCCAGTTCGAGAAGTTTGGCAGCAGCCGACTTGTAACTAGCCGACAAATCCTCAAGAGTGACGCCCTGGTCAATCAGGTTCGATAGGTGACCGTAACGGGTCTTGGCGATTTCTCGCTGTTGACGGGCGAAGTCCTCGTTGGTGATGCTGCCCGTGAGTACGCTCTCGATTCCTGCGTCAGATGCGGTGTTGAAGTATGCCTTGGCGATGTTGCCGACGCTGAGATAGTCCGCGCCCTTGGTCGTTCTAGCGACTGCGGTCGGGTTGGCGTACGTTCCGTCTGGGTTACGGCGGAAAACTTCCTTATAGGTTTCCTGCTTGAGTCGGTCCCCAGACCAGCCGAAGTTGATTGCCTGGTTGACGAAACGACCGAAGTCTGTTGACTCGAATCCGAGGTCGCCGACGACGGCTTTGATGTCACGAACCTTGCCAGATACCGCAAGTTCCTTGTAATAGTCAACGGCTTCAAGTTCTGCAAGGAAGCGTTGCTGTCCTTCTGGGGTGGTGTAGTACTTCTCGTCGTGGGCTTTCTTGAGAAGGGTAAACAACTGCGGGTATTTGGTGCGGTCTACTTCGTCGAGAATCCATGCGCGTGATGGGAATGTCTGTCGGAACGTGGCTTCCCAGTCGGTTGCGGCTTGTGCCGTAACGGTGTCGGTGCCTGCTTTTGCTTTGCCAGCCTTGGTCCCGCCAGTGCCTCCGCCAGTTGGGGTTGGCGTAACTTCACCGACTTTCCCCAACGTGGTTTCTTTGACTGCGCCACCTGACATAGTTCCAACTTTGATGGTGTAACCGTTGCGTTCAGTCGTTTTGGGGCTGACGACACGAACGCTGTCAGGGTCGGTTGGCTGGCTGAGTGCTGCTTGATCTTTGGCTCGGAT